ATATATAATTATCGTTATTTTGTAATATTTGTAAATCGTTATTTTCAAATTGCACAAAAACAGTATCGTTTGCGTTTGCAGCAAAGAAAGGTTGACCGAAACCAAGTAAATTACCTGTAAAAGTTATAAATTCATTAACAGGTGTGCTTTCTGAAATTTCATTAATTGTACAATATCCGTAGTCTATACTAGCAACTTGTGTACCTTGTATTTTCCATTGTATTTTTTCTCGATTTCTTTTAATTTGTTTTAATGTATCGTAAGAAAATTTAGAAGTATCTCCACCGCTTACTGTTGTATTTATTTGCAATCCATTAAAAGATATGTTATAATTTTGTTTAACAGCTTGCGCTGTTGCCCATCCGTTTGATTCTCTAGTTGTAGTATCTAGCATTTCAGAACTTTCGCTAAATGAATTGTCACTTAGGCAGCCTATAGGATAAAAAACACCTTCAAAAGCTATTGATAAAATTCTATCTTCTCCTTTTATAAATGTACTCATTTTGTAAAGATAATCATTTTAAATTTATATAATTGTAGGCTTAACTGTGTTGCCAAAATCAAAAGTAAACTTATAATCTATGTCTGTTAATTCATCACCAAATAACTCTAAACTTTTTAAACTTGTTATGTTATTTTTAGTATCAAAATTATATTGAATTGGCATAAATTTACCCGTAACACCATCAATGTCAATCAAAGATAAATAAGGTACGTAACCAAAAACATTACCTGTAAATTCTTTGCTTGGTAATTGTTGAGCCCTTAAAACATCTTCCGCTTCTATTCTTAAAATAGGTAAAAGTTCATCTATTCCACGTCTAAACCAAGTTGAAGTTAACGTGTTTTTATCTGATTTAAATATAGCACCCTCAAATAAAAATGTAGTGTTGTCACCGTTATATATTTCAACATTTTCTTTAACAATTGAACTAGGCTTAGTAGTTCTTTGTACCGTGTGAAACTCTCCTTTGATTGATTCATCTACAGCAGAAGTTAATCTTAGGTCTATAAATGTTAATTCTACAGCATTACTACCAAAGTTGCTTTCTGGTCTAAATATTTCTATAAAAACTAATCCCGATGCAGGCAAAGGACTGCTGTTAAGTCTAAAATTTGAAGTTCCTTCTACATTTATACCTTTAAATGGTAATAAAGGTTTAATATAACTATTTTGGTCGTTTATTGTAGTCCATGTTCCGTCACTTTTTAAAAAGTAAATTCCTGCTCTAACTCTTATTTTGATCCCTAATTGTGGCGTTGCAACACCTGTTGTAATAAAAGAAAGAAAAAAAGTACTATCGATTTCTTGCGTTGTACTTTGAGAAGTTAGCATTAATTGATTTACTCCTTGTGATGTAGAACTTGATTTAAATCCAACGGGTTTATTTGGGTCTAATATTAACCCAGTTAAATTACCTTCTGTAAAAAAATCGTAATCACTACCTATATGGTTCAAATTGGTATTAGATATTAAACCTTTTAAAAAACCGTACTTATAATTTATTCGGTATGCACTAACACTACCTTTTATTCCTATTCTTTGATTTGCGTTACAGTGATGTGGGTATTTATTATTTATATGACTACCCAAATTAAATGATAAATCTAATTCTTCAATGTTGGAATAAAACAAGCCTCCTTCTGATTGTAAATACTTTCTAAATTTAACCGTAGAGTTATTATAAATCTCATTAGGTCTGTATATATACCACTGTCCATTACGTTGGCTTATAACGGCATTAAATAGCAATAAAACAGATTTCAACACTTCAGAACAGTTCATTATTGTATCTTTATCATCCTTTACAAATCTAGAAACACTCATGTATATTTCATTAAAAGGATCTAATTCATCACTAGGCGTCAATCCTTCATAATAAATGTTTACGGACGTATTTAATTTTAATAATATTTTCGACCTTCTTAAGCAGTTATTTATTATTTCTAAAGCTGATAACTTACCTATAAATGGGAAACCGTCTTCTTGAACAAAAGCTAAATTCTCTAAAACACCTAAGCCGTCAACACACTCTAATGTAATTTCCCATTTATCATTTACAAAATCTTGAAATATCCCATCAGGTTTAATAAATCCAGAAAAAAGTAGATTACCGCCTCTAATTAATTCTATAGTGAAAGTGTTTTCATCCTCCGTGTAAAGATCTTCTAAAGTCAAATCTAAACTTGCTTCTAGGTTTAAGGTCAACCCGTTACCTCTTATGTTTTCTAAATTGTTATTTACACCACCGTATTCTAAAATAGCATACCCACCTATTAAATATGAATCACCTGTATATCCGTTTTTGTAAATGTTAATGTTATATTGTACATTATTTACGTCTAAATACTCTAAAAAATAAATTCGATTTCCCATTTATCCTACTTGTAAATTACCGCCTAAACGCTTATTTTTATCTAAAGCATTTCCTAACACACCTATTAAACTTTGTCCGCTTATTTCAAATACTACGCTTCCAAAACCACCGCCTGTAGAGTTGCCACCAAAACCAGAACTTTGTGAACCTCTAAATGAATTACCGCCAGAGTTAGTTGATGCTCCACTAGAACCACTATTACCGCTTCCTCCACTTAAACCCATAGACCCACCCAATCCGCTAACAGATGAAGATACTGCTGTTCCTAATGCTATTAATGCAATTCCACCAGCAATTGCGACAGCTGGGTTAAGTGATTTTAAAGCTACTTTTATACCTTTTATACCTAAACCTGTGGTTATTGCCATTTTACCTAATTGAACCATTACGGATCCTAAACCAGCCAATAATGCATTACCAGCAGCTTGCAACACGTTACCTCCGTTAGCAATAGCATTACCTATAACAGATGCTAAATTACCAAAAGTGTCTGCTATATTATTACTTATTATATTACTTGCGCCATCATTAAATTTATTTAAAGTTTCTTGTTGCATTGCCAAACCCTCTTGCAACTTCATATTAGCTTCTATAGCAGCAGCGTCAATTTTTAAGTTAGGTGCAACTATTCCCGATGTTTTAGGCACAAAACTAATTCCAGAATCAAAAGCAGAACTTTGATTTTTTTCTGTAAAAGATTCATTGAAATTAACAAAACTTTCAGGCTTAACAAAAGGGTTTACTTCAACATCTAACGGTTTCCCTTTTGTAATTACTTCTTTTAAATCAGGCTTAGGTTCTTTTAATTTAACTTGTATAGGTTTTACAGATAGTTGCGCACCAGCTTGACTAGCTATACTAATATTATCTTCGTAACTTTTTACAACCTTAGTTAATTCCCCTATATTAGACCTTGTTTCTTTTATCGCTACATTATTATTTGCAATTGCATTTTTTAGTTGTACCGCCTTATTTGTAGCTCCACCAAACCCAGCATCTGCATTGCTTTTTATTTCAGCAGCTAAATCTTTTTCTAAAGCAATCTGTTGCTTTTTTTGTGAAATTATTAAAGCGTTTGCTTTGAATAACTTTATAGTAGGTTCTACTGCATCCTCTGCTAATTTTTCAGCTATTGCCTTACTAATTAACGCCTTTGTAATAGCATTAACAGCAGTAGTTAAATTACCGTACATTATCTGCTCCTTAGATAAATTACCAAAATAAGCAGGGTATTTAGCTTGTAAATCAGCAACCGCTTGTGTTCTGGCTTGCCTTGAAACCGTTTCGCTTTGAGCTACTGCAATTAATCCCAATAGATTACCACGTTCCTCTAATGCACTTTTAGCACCTTCATCAAATGCTTTTTTCATTGAATTACCTACAGCATCGAAATTTCCTGATAATTTATCGAAAATATCTCCTACAGTAATACCATTTTGGCTCATGTAAGTAAGTGCAGAAGTGACCAAAGAAACGGCTAATAATATACCACCTGTTCCCATTAAGGAACTTGCTACAGCCTTCAATGCGTTTCCTGTTCCTCCTGCGCTTTTAGATAAATAACTAAAACTTTCAGCGGTTGCGGTAATGTTGTTACCAATACCCATAATACCAAAAGGAGCGTCCTGAGCAATACGTGAGAATTGCATTAATGCATTACTACCGTTGGCAGTAGATTTACTTAATACATTTGTAGATTTAGTTGTATTAGTATATTGCGCTTGTAATCCTTGTAATGATTTTTTAGCCTGATTGACCTCTACGGTCA